TTCGCCCACGATGGACGCAACCTTTCGACACATAGCGGCGGGGGCCTTCTCGCGTCCACCTTCCCAGGTTCCTTCGGGTCCGTAAATGTTATGATACCTAGCAACCCGAACATCAAGCCCATGGTTGCGAGCGTAGGTAAGATATAGTCTCTCACTAAAGAGTTTTTCCCATCCGTATTCACTGTCAGGATTGGCGGGATATGCATCTTCTTCACGGAGACCAGGATTATTAGGATCTTCTTGAACGTGTGCAGGATAAGCACATGCAGAAGACGAATAAAAAATCTTAGGAACCTTACGTCCCATACCTTTTGTCTTGACAATCGCATCAAGAACGTTCAGGTTGATGGTGGCAGAGTTGTGCATGATCTCTGCATCGTTCTCACCAGAGAACACGAAACCAGCACCACCCATATCAGCTGCAAACTGATACACTTCATCGAAACCTTCGATCATCTTGTAAGGAACTGAGTTATAGAAGTTACCCAGTTGACCCTTGTACTCAACCACACGGTTGACAAAACTCTTGTCTCTTAGATCACCAATGACAAACTCATCGGCTTGGTGACGGGAGAACTCAGGATGTTTTAGGTCTACACCACGAACCCAGTATCCTTCTTCTTTTAGTCGTTTGACCATCCAGGAGCCGATAAATCCTCCAGCCCCAAGAACTAATGCAGTTTTCATCAGTGTCATAAATCAATCGATGTATTTATTATACAACAAAAGGGATGGATATACCACCCCTTTCTGCAGGCTCGCCACTTATTCTTTACAGAAATAAGAAACTGTTACTCTTCATCATCTTTAATGTAACAGGGTCGATGTAAAAGCCAGTTGGTATAGTCTTGATCTTCGATTGCAATATCACATTGCATTTCATTATCAAAATAGTAGACATCACCCCAACGTTTCGTATACTCATCTTTCAATTGCATACGATAATCTTTTACACCGTTTTCCAGAACACCATTATAGGTGTAACGGACATCACCACGTTCAAGAACGACGTTCATCAGACTGCAACTCCTTCAGATTGAAGATCTTCTTTGAGAAGATCAATCACATACTCATAGGTGTCATAAGGGTCATCGTAAAACTCAACTCCCTGATCCTCATAATAACGCAGGATTTTTTTATACAACTTAGGATTTTGGAAGTCTAGAGAAACAGTACCATCTACGGTCTGAGAAAGAACTTGAAGGTTCTTTTTGAACTTAGACGACAACGACATTGTAGTGAATAGTAGGTTTAGTCCCCCGAAGGGGAATACCTCTGCAGAGAGTTGAACTCCGTTCACACCGTTATAAGCAGTGGGCCTTAACCGATAGGCGACAGAGGTGGACAACGACTTAACTTGCGTCGTCGTTGTATACAGTATACAGTGCCCAATACTCATCTGTCAAATTGTCTTGGACACTTGGCTCATCGGCCACTGGGGGAGGGAGTTCGACTTCAGGTTCCATCGATGGAGAAATAATTAAGTATATTTAGAAAGAGGAAGAAGCGAGATTCGAACTCGCGGAGGCTACGAACCTCTCCAGTTTTCAAGACTGGTGCAATCAACCACTCTGCCATTCTTCCAGATTTAATTTAATGTGTCCCCCGTGAAATAACCTATGACAGTTAGAACACAGACAAACACATTTTTTCGCCTCTTCAATTAAGGCTTGTTTACCGTGACCTTGGGCATTAACCTCAAAGGATTTTTGCGATGGATCTACATGATGAAGATCCATTACACAAGGAGGATACTTGACTCCACAATGGAGGCAAGGTTTATCCTTTAACATATTTACCAAGTCTCTTCTAGAATCTCTAAGAGGGCCTTGTTCTTGGGGGTTTTGTCTCCTCCACTCCCGTTGATACTGTTTTCTCTTTTCAGGATCCTTATAAGGCATGGTATCAATTAAAGGGTTCGATTATTATTTAGTAATTCGAACCTTTCCTTGTGGAAGCAAGAGACTTTCTAGGAACCTTGTATTGGAACTCTTCTTTAAGATTATACACCAGTTCGTAGTTCTCTGTCAAGACATAATACCCAGTGAGGTTTGAACCGTCATCGACCCAGCCGTAACTGATCAGGCGTTCATTCACATCACGAAGATCTAATGTCTTGTCAGTATTTAGATAGTGATTGAACTTCTGGTGCAGGTTGATCATCGTTCCTCAAAGTCAAGTTTGCGGACCCTACGTTTCCGTCTGTCCTCCTGGTATTGTAAGTCCTGATTGGTCAGGGCCCTGTGATTATTTACAGTGTTTTCCGTTTTGGTTAACACTACTTTACTGAGGTCAACCGCAGTGATGTTGTCCCCATGAACTGATGTCATGTTGGGGCAACCACACGTTTGAAATTTTGAGGAACTTGTGAGTTCTCTATTGCATTGTTTGCATCTTACAGTAGCCATGGTATTTAATTGTAACTGCATGGGCGATGAGGGATTCGAACCCCCGACCTACTCCGTGTAAAGGAGGCACTCTACCGCTGAGTTAATCGCCCTTAAGGGTGGTAGGTACTCCCACTCGCATAAATGCGACCACCCAACTCCCCCACCTAGATTCGAACTAGGAACCTATTGATTAACAGTCAACCGCTCTGCCGTTGAGCTATAGGGGAATGATTTACTCTGGAGGATCGTTACTTAAAACGTACTCCACAGTGTTTGCAACGTCGTTCATTGCATCACGGAGAAAGGGTTGTTGCCCACTCTCTTGAAGGAATGGTCTCCGTGGTTCGTCGGTTAAGGTCCAACGCCACCTCTTCATGTCTTCACAATACCAAAGGTTAATTTTCATTCTTCGTGTATTCTAGTTTGATCCAGTTGATGAGAGCATTGAGCTCCATCTTGTCCGTTTCGTCTTTCACAAATGAACTGTAATATTCAAGTGCTTTGATCGAAAGTTCTCGATCTCTTTGAGAGAGTAAAGACATGGTTTTTTCCTATGTAGTAGGAAACGTTTCAGGAGGGACTTGAACCCCCGACCAACTGCTTAGAAGGCAGATGCTCTATCCAACTGAGCTACTGAAACTTGAGTACCCAGATATTATACAAGGTGTTGAGGCGTCTGTCAATCTCTTTGACGCCAGTCGTCTGGTTTTTCTTGAGTGAACCAATCAACAATATCGTCGGGACCATCGAAGCCCGTCTTGTGATTAGAAGGATCGGGGTCTCCTAGATCCATTTTATTCATGAAGTCATCAAGACCACCTTCGACCATTTCAGGGTTGTTGGCGGTCCTTCTGGCTTGTCTTAGGATTGATGCGGCAGACGCATTAGACTTCGCCAGTTTTTCTGCCCAGATCATCTCACTTAATTCGACTGGAGCCCCCTTTGCGATACGATCGCAGATAAACTCCAGACGGAGACGATACTTGGTAGAAAGCATAAGACTGAATTTCAATCTGAGTTATTTATGTTCCCGTCGAACATATTCTTCATTAGTTTGTTGAAGGCTTCATCGATAATGACTACTTCAAATTCTCCGTTTGGATCATACCACTCAGAGAACTCAAAGTAGATTGCAGTTGCATCATCCACTTCATCGTCCTCAACCAATGTGTGCATACGATCCTTAGACCATTCAATTACATCATAAACAGAATCTGTCATTCGATCTAGATCATCATGATTGTTGCTGATCTCTTCGAACATAGTAGTCTTTCCTCATGTAACGACCAAGGATGTTGGAATTATAGTATCTGGGTGTCCCGTCGTCAAGGGATTCAGACAAAACGTTGTGAATGAACAACTGTCTTGTCTCTTCAAAGTTCACCCATCCTTTCGTATCATGAAGGCTCAGTATCTCTCGTTTAAAACAAGAGTTCCCGATTTCAGCTCTTTCTCTATTAAGTTCATCACTTGAGCCGTAGTATTTCTTCCAGTCACTTTCACTTCGAACTCTCCGACTCTTACCTCTAGGCTTTCTAAATTGCCAGAAGTATTTTCTACCCAGATACTGTCTTCCGTTTTGAAGATTTGTGATCCGATAGACAAAACCGAAATAATCACCAATGTCCTTAGATAGAAAAGGTGATTCCTTAAAAATCCAGGGGTTCTCATAATCTACCTCAACCATAATCTCTAATAATCTTAGAGTTATTTATAGCTGTCTCATCAACCCTGGCAGAGTTATTCTACACATAAAAAAAGAGGGGGTCAAGAGCCCCCTCTAAAGTATTTGAATTTGAGTGCCTGTATCATCCAAGCCTGAGATAAACTCTTGGGGCCATGAAGAAGTATTTCTACTTCCTTGTCCCCAAGAGTGGGATCACTCAAGGCTAGTTTCTTCCATTCAGGGACATTAGAGTTTGAACCCTGAGAAGGTGTCTTTCTTGACATCTTGTTTAATACCACCAACGACATAAGATTCTACCTCAGTCTCCTGTGGCGCGACCTGAAGACCCTTAGAGGAGATCCAGTGTTGCGTCCAGGGGAGAGGATTATTATTTGCGGAAATGTTATAGAGAGGTTTCAAACCAATAGCCTTGAGACGGCGATTGGCAACCCACTCAACATACTGACAGAGGAGTTTATCGTTCAAACCGATCATAGATCCATCTTTGAACAGATACTCAGCCCAAGCCTTCTCTTCCTCTACACAGTCACGGAACATCTGATAGACGTTCTCTTCCTCTTCTTTGGCGATAGCCTTCATATCCTCATCATCACCCTCACGCCACTTGTTCAGGATGTTCTGGGTGATGACTAGGTGTTGGTTCTCGTCTCTGGCAATAAGAGAGATGATTTTAGCTGATCCCTCCATGAGCTTAAGTTCTCCAAATGCAAACGAACACGCGAAGGAGACATAGAATCTAATTCCTTCCAGGATGTTGACGTTCGCAACGGCACGATAGAGTTTGCGCTTGAGTTCATAAAGTTCTTGTTTAGCTGCGGGTACACCTTCGTTTGCATGACGCCACTGATTACCACTACCCCACATCTGTGCGGCATTGATAAAATCATTATATGCAGAGGTTACACTTTCTGCCCGTCGGCGGATAGCAGGATCCTCTGTAATGGTGTCGAAAATGTCGGCAGGATCGGCATACACATTCTTGATAATATAAGTGTATGAACGGGAGTGAATCATTTCCATAAACTCCCACACTGTCATACAGGCTTCAAGTTCAGGGAGTGAACAATAAGGGATGAAAGCCATCCCAGGCCCACGACCCTGAATACTATCCAACATGATCTGATACTTCAGGTTAGAAGTATAGATGTGTTTTTGTTCTGGACGAAGTGTTTGATAGTCCGCACGATCCTTCTGGAGGGAGACCTCTTCAGGTCTCCAGAAGTATCCAAGTTGTTGTGTAGTCAGTTTGTCAAAGATGGGATATTTGTATGAATCGTACCTTTGAACTCCCAGAGGTTTACCGAAGAACATCGGTTGTTTCTTAGTATTAACTTGTTCAGCATTGAAGACTGTCATACCTTGAACGACAGGCTTCTCTTCGGCAGTGAGTTTAAATTGCACAGGATTCACAAACTTCCTCCTCTTTGGATAACAGTTGACTGATTATATCATCAACACTCTCTTTTGTCTCCACCTCATCACTCTTCATGTCATGGGTGTTTTGGTAGTAACTGGTCTTCCAACCGTATTTGTATGTAGTCAAAAAGTCATTTGCCATCACGGACACAGGGACTTCGTTGTCTGGATAGTTTTCTGGGTTGTAACTCCAGTTTCCAGAGATGGCCTGGTCGAAGAACTTCTGCATGACTGCGACCACATTAATATAGCCGCGATTGTCACGCATATCCCAAAGTAAAGTGTAATTATTTTTAAGAGAGTTGTACTGTGGAACAATCTGTTTAAGGGGTCCCTTCTTGCTCTTCTTAATGGACAAGTAGTCTCTAGGTGGCTCAATTCCGTTTGTTTCATTTGACACAACGGAACTGCTCTCAGAAGGCATTTGTGCGGACAGAGTGCTATGTCGGAGTCCATGTGTGAGAATGTCGGCACGTAAAGCTTCCCAATCATACTTCAATTCGTTTGCAACAATCTCGTCTACATCCTTCTTGTATGTATCGATGGGCAGAATACCATCTGCATACTTGGTGCGACCGAAATCGTGACACCATCCTTTCTCTTGTGCAAGTTTGTTAGAGGCCTTGAGGAGATAATACTGGAAGGCTTCTGTCAGGTCATGAACCAGTTGCCATGCACGAGGATCATCGTAATGTTCACCATGACGGGCAAGATAGTGTGCAAGACCAATATAACCGATTCCAAGGGATCTCCGCGCCTTTGTGGCTCGTTCTGCGGCCTTGACTGGATACTCCTGATAATCAATCAGTTCTTCCAGACCACGGACAGCCAGGTCACACAGTTCCTCAAGTTCATCAAGATTCTTCAATTTACCCACATTGACTGCGGAGAGAATACAAAGTGCAATCTCACCGAACTCATCATCAATGTGGTTGAGGGGATAGGTTGGCAGAGTAATCTCCTGACAAAGGTTAGACATTTCAACCTTGTCTTTGAAAGAAGAGTGACTATTGCAGTGGTCAATGTTCATGATATAAACACGACCAGTCTCTGCACGTTCCTTGAGAAGATCAAGGATCAGTTCTTGAGCTCCAATGGTTCTCTTAGGGATCGTCTCGTCTGCTTCGTATCGTACATATAGTTTATCAAACTGAGGAGTACCGAAAGCGTCATAAAGCCCAGGAACATCGTGAGGACTAAAGAGAGTAATGTCCCCATTTGAGATAAACCTTTCGTAGAAGATTTTGGAAATCTGGATGGAGTAATCAAGTTTGCGGACACGGTTATCCTCAGTACCTTTGTTGTTCTTTAGAACGATGATGTCTTCGATCTCCTGGTGCCAGATGGGGAAGTGGACTGTTGCGCTTCCACCTCTAATGCCATTTTGTGTGCAGCATCGGACAGTTGATTCAAACTTCTTGAGAAATGGAATAACGCCTGTGTGCTGAACCTCGCCGCCCCTGATCTTACTGTTGACCCCACGGATGCGGCCTGCGTTGATACCGATACCCGCCCTTTGTGCAACGTATCGGCCAATAGCCATATCACTAGTAAAGATACTATCGAGGGTGTCATCAACATCAACAAGCACACAGCTAGCAAATTGTCGAAGTGGAGTTCGCACTCCCGCCATGATAGGTGTGGGAATGTTGATTTTGTGTCTGGAGATTGCATTGTAGTATCTGTGAACGTAGTCCATGCGCGTATCCTTAGGATACTCAGCAAACATGGTGAGAGCAATCATCATATACATGAACTGGGGAGTTTCATAAACCTTCCCAGTACTCCTGTCTTGCACCAAGTACTTATCAACGACCTGACGAAGACCCGCATAAGTGAACAAGAAGTCACGAGTATGATCAATCCATCCATCAGATCTCTGTATTTCTTCCAGAGTGTACTTGTCGTAGATCGCATTGTCATATACTCTTGCATTTACGCAGGAGTTAATGTGGTCAACCAGGTTTGGAAGTTCCTTCATCCTTCCATAAAGGCTTTTTCTAGTCGCAAAGAGCAACAGTCGTGCAGCAACGAACTGATAGTTAGGATGATCAAGATCTATAAGGTCACTGGCAGCACGGATAAGGATTTCCTGAATTTCCGCAGTTGTAACACCATCATAAAACTGGATACCAGATTTCATTTCAACTTGACTGGCGGAGACACCTGCAAGATCTCTACAGGCTTCCTCCACCATCACATGCATCTTATCTAGATCAAGAGGTTCGATTGAACCATTTCTCTTTTTAACTTTGATCCCGTTGGTCATACCTTCTTCCACTCGTTTAACTTTAACTTGGCTTCTAATCCAGAATAGATATTTGATTTTACCATCTCTTGAACATCCAGTCCAGAGAGAACCATATCATTTAGGTCTTTATCAATGACACCCTTAGGGTAGATCACTACTCGTTGACCTTGAGATATGGTTTTATCAATCTTATTGACGATTTGTCGGTTTCGCGGTTCGTTGTCGAAGACGAATACGAATCGATAATCATAACAGCTGAGGTCAACATCGCTACCGCACATAGCAATACTGTTGGTAAGGAAGGTTGCGTCGAATGGCCCTTCCGTGACGAATACGTCTTTGGTTTTGTCAACTTTGTCAAGTCCATAAACTTTTGGCGCATCCTCATCAAGCATGATTGTGATGTATCGAAGTTTCGAATCTGGGTTTAAGGCACGGCCTTGGAACCCAAATAACATCCCCTTTTCATCTCTTAGAGGAATAATAATACGCGGTTCATCCTTTGTTATCTTGTCGAAGGTTGGTTTATGTTTGTTTGTCCACTCCATGAAGTTAGGACAGAAATAGAACCTTGACAAGTCCTTCATCCCCCGCCCAAGGAGGTAACCTTGAGCAAAGTGTTCTTTATTTAGAGCAGACACCTTGGTCAACTCTGAACAAATATCTTTGGATCGAAACTTTGGTTTGGGAAAATTAAAGACTGGGTTGGGAGTGTTACTACCCTTCCCAGTCAAGCCCTCCTTGTACCTCTCCATGACATACTGATCATGAAGATTACTGTCTTGATCCTTTAGAAAGTTTGCAAGTGTTCGACCAACCCCACAGTTATGACACTTGAAAACAAAATCGTTTTTCTTTACGAACAAGTATCCCCTACACTTGTTCTTATATTTTTGACTGTCGCCACAATACGGACAACGGAAGTTATATAAACCTTTCTTCTTCTCAGCGAACTTTGTCAGTCGAACTGAGACCAGGTTGATGTACTTTGTGTCGATGTAGTTCAAGGGAAGCCAACTGGGGTGTGTCCATCATAACACGTCCTGCGTCAGCCTGCAAGATCTTCATGACCATTCCTGGTCCTCCACCTCCCATGAAGGCCACGACTGCAATTCCTCCAAGGGCTCCCCATAACTTTCGTTCAAGAAGTTGGAGACGTTGTAACACTCCCTCATGGTCTCGATCCATCGCAGCGCGTAACTGATCAATTTTGTGGAATAAAACTTCATCGACTTTCTCCTGCTTGCCCAGTCGTTCCTCATGAACGGCAAGCACCTTAGACACGTTATTATTTACCTCTGCAATCTTATTGATTGCCGTGTCTAGTCGAACGAAAAGTTTTTCGTAATTATCTATCCTCTCTTCTAAAACAGCTACCTTAACTTGACAGTCAGGATGAACGTCCATTTTTCGTAGCTTTGTAAACGTCGCCTTTAAATTTCAACAGGCGGTTATAGAAGGTTGTAATCTCTTTTGGATAATTCTTATTCTTTTTCTTTCTTCTGTCAATTCTACCAAGAGTAGGATCATAACCAGCAGTAGGACCAGAGGCTGCAGAAGACGCACCAAAACCGCCACCCTGCCCAGGAGGATTGGCGGTCATTTCTTCTTTGAAATAGTTGATGACTCTTTCCAGTCTCTTGTCCATTAAACTAATCTCAACTGTTTAAGACACTCAATGTCAACATAGATGTCATGTATTTGACCCTTGGGGTACTCAGGCAGTCTACCAAGATATACAATGAAAGCTTTCATTGCAGACCAGAGATCACTATCGATTTTATAGAACAACAGGGGAGTTGCTGCATCACCAAACACATTGTACACACTAATGAAGTGGTTCAATAGTAGATGGGTCTTGAGAACTCCCGTTTTCTTGTATCTTCGTAGAAGACGTTTGATGTATTTGAATCTTTTAAGATCATCATAAAAATCCTCTTGCGTAATGGCTTGAGGATTTTCATAATGTTTGATCGCAAACATCATGTAGTTGTCTTCATTCAACTCATGAAATAACATACCCCACGGTATAACGTGGGACTATTTATCAAGCAGGGAGAACGAAAGTGCCAGTTCCTTGGTTGTGAGTTGTGATACCAGACATTGCAACGAATGTCTCAGTCTTAACTCTCAGGTTATCGTGGCAGTCAACATAAGTGGTAACACCAACCCAACCAGCGTGAGGAGCCTTATACTGAGAACCAGTTGCTACTCTTGACTGTTGCATATCTTCATCAACACCATACACTTTACCAGTGTATCCTCTCTGTGCATTTGCAGAGCTTGGTGCGTAGTTTGGATCCTCATCCAGATACTTAGGTCTCTCACCAACAAGGAAGGCAGTTGCAGCTAGACCAGCA